TGGTGACCATGTATTCTGCAGGAATAGAATCCACATCATCAATCTCTACTGATTCAGAAGCTCTGAAGGATATCTTTAGGAGCGGAGATTCAATCTTGTCAACCTCGAATAGTTGCATTGCCATTGTTAGGTTATTTTTTAAATATTCGATACTTTTTGTGCGGGACTTTTTTAGGTCACTAAGACGGTCAATTTCGGCATCAATTATCGAACATTCTGAAGTTAGTTGCTTGATGATGAAGCCATAATTTGTGCCTTTGGTTGTCAGGTTCTCTGAATTGATTTTAAGTGCTTCCTCTATTTCTAGAGTAAGTTCCCCGCAATTTTCAATCAGTTGGTCAATTAATTGAATTTGGCTTTTTTCGATTTCATAGAGTGATAGTTTCATCTTATGCTTTTTTAGATTGGTTGATTAATTCTGCTTTGACTTCTGCTGAGACAATATATTTGCTTTCAATCTGCTCAATAGTACCTTTGCCATTTTTAAGAGCAGCCAAGCATTTATTGAAATTCTCAGTACCTCTGTTTAAGAAAGGCTTTTTAACTTCTGGCTCAATCTTAACTTCCGGCTTTTTGCTCGCTTCATTTCCATCATCATCTTCAATCTCCAAGGCTAATAAACTAGCTAGGGTGTATCTCCGATAGTAAGTAATTGCGCTACCCATCTGCTGCGGATTAAGAGTTATCGGTAAAGGTAACGATGATTCAATAATCTCATCACCAGACATCAGCATGGTTCCGACATTGCCATCCTTAATCGGTTGCATAAGCACAATTCCGAGTTCTGAAAGGATTGGCTTTACCTCTGAAATGATTTGTGTAAGGGTCGCATATTTGTTTTTAAAGTGTGGATTAACTCCATCCTTCTTAACGGCTTGGACCCGCTTTTGAAATTCCAATAGTTTTTCTGTTAATTTCTGCATGACTTTTCTTTTAGAATGGTAAATCTGAATCTTGTGGGTTAAAACTTGGTGCTGAAGGTGTCGCACTCGCTGATTGTCCTTCTATTCTCCAGGCTTCTATTGTGTTGAAATACTTAATACCTTGTGGTCCGCTCCATTCACGACCCCGAAGATTAAAGTATACGGTTAGTTCCTGCCCCTCATTAAACTTATCTAACAATCCGCACTTGTCTTGTGTGCATTGGAAGGAGATGTGTTGCGGATACTTACCGTCTGCCTCTGTGGTGAGAACGAACTCACGCTTTGAAAACTTCTCATTTACTACCTGAGTTGGTGACTTTGCTTTTAGGATTCCTTTGATTTCCATTGTTTTGTTTTTGTTGGTTTATATTGTGTATTTATTTATTTCGTAAAGGGGCGGCAGATTATAGCGTAGTCTTATAATTTGAACGCTCCCTGCTAATTGGTAAAAAGCATCATTAGCATTTAACTCTTTCGCTTCCATCTTTCTATAATACTTCTCTTGAAAATAGATCATGTCATGAGCTAAGTCTAAAAGCTGCTCTTTTGTTAATTCATTTAAGCTCATAGATTTTGGATTGATTCTTTCATTAATTCAATTCTTTCCTTGTAAAGTTGCACTAAATCTTTGTACATAACAAGCTCATCTTCATATATTTTCATCACTTTCTCTCTCATTTGGAGCAGTTCAGTTTGTCTTGTTAATCTCCTGTTGAGGTCATCAATCATTTCAGTTGGTGTCATTGTTTTTGGTTTTATAGGTTAGTTATTGTTAATTGGTGGATTTCTTCTGCAGTTAACTTTCTGGCTTGGTATACATAAACATAAAGTCCTTCCTGATGGCAAGTGGAGCAGAAGTAATCATCTTCAGTCTTGACCCCGAATCCAGAATCAAAGCCATCTTTGCAGAACTCACATTTATAGTCATAAGTCAGTTTTTCTTTGTAGTAATATGCTGCCGCATCAGCTACCGGATTGTCTGTTCTCATATTAATTTGTGAATAATAGTGTGAATTTTTATTGCTTCCTTCTCAAACTTTGCCCGATGGCAAGTCAGAGATCGTGCGTTCCTTAACTCATACCCGTTAAAGTTTTCGATAGGATGCTTATTCATAGCCAGCTCCATCAATCCCTCCTTTGCCTTGATGAGCATTTCAATATCAAAGATAGTTGCATGCTCGTATTTACCGATAAAGGAGAACTTACTTACTTCCATGCTTTCTCGATTAAAAGGGTTATTATTAAAATTGAGGCTGCAAAGGCTATTGATAATAAGCCGAAGAATGCGAATGGGTTATTTGTTGCGAAGTCAATCATATTGAGATAATAAAAATGGTTAAAAAAATAATTAATACTAAAGCTATTAGGGTTAACAATGCGATATCAAATCTGCGATTGACCTCTTGGATGTCCTCATCCTGCTTTTCAAGTTCATCGAGTAGTTTTTTCCAATCTTCCATTTTTTCTAAATTTTTGTCCGTTACTGCGGTTAATACTTACTTGTCTTTTGTGCATTACTTCTTTCAGAATCTCATCGTTGGCAAACTTCCTCCGATGAACGCTGAAGTCGAATCGCTTTTTTTTCTTTGGCCTGAACCAGGCTAGGATTCTTTTTATCATTTGTTTCCGATTTTTTGTAGCCACCAAATGCAAATCAATGTAAGTGGAATGGCTATTGTTAAACTTATGACCATTATGGGATAAAGCATTAGTCTTGGTCTTCAGAGTTAGCTTTCTTAATTGCAGCCGCTTTTTTGTTCAGAAACTCCTTAATGATAAGGATGTTCTTACTGCTAGTTTCCTGTTTCCCATACAGAATCCGGCTAAGGGTCTGACTTTTTAATTTAGTCAGCTCCGTCAAGGTTACTAGATCACCGTACTCCTTGATGTCTTTCCATTTTTTAATTAGTGTTTGAGGTGTTTGCATATTGTGATTTAATTGTGACACAAAGTAAACACATTCAAACCTAAAAACCAAGTCTTTTTAAAAATTAACTAAAAATAGTTTTTAACAGCTAATTTTTGATAAATACCACATTTTCAGCAACTATTCTCTTGCTATTTAACAAAATATCACAATTAAAGTTGCAAATCAATAACAAATTGCATAATTTTACTTTCCATGAAAGAGATAGTTGATGCTCACTTTCTTGAGAACCATGAATATTACAAGAAAGTATGTCGCTACTCCTTTAAAGACCGCTATCTCTGGGAGGACCTACTGCAGGAAACATACCTTTGCTTTCTCAGAGTTAAGCCGGAAACAATAGAAAAGTATCACGAACTCGGTAAGCTCCGCTCAATAGGAAACATAATCATCCGCTCCCTATACCAAGACAGAAAGAGAGCAAAGAAGAATAAGAACGGACATACTTCACCACTATTTGAATTCAATTCATATAGCAATGAAGATAGCAACCTGCAGGATTCTAACGAACTAAACTACTTTGAGATTGAACTATACGAATTAGAGATGAAGGTTAACTATGACAAAGCTCTCATATTATTTGACAAGGCATTAACAGAACCCGTCTCAGATCATGCCGGAGCAAGTTCATTCCTAAAGATTAAAACATTCCTAGCAGTACAAGATTCTAATATCTATCGAATCAGCAAGCAGACAGGAATAAACAGAAAGTACATCACCGATGTATACAACGAAGCAAGAGAATACATAAAAAAAGAAATAGCAAAATGAACAACCTAGACCATTACACAGCCAACAAAGAAGAATTTGACTTTTGGGTCAATCAACACGTTAACGGGCAGACACCCAAGCTTGAAGTAAGCAACGACATCTTCCAACCACTTATCGCTCCATTCCTTAAAGCAAATCCAACGGTCAATATCTATGGATGCAAAGAATGTGTACTTGATATGTTAGTATGGACCAAAGCTCAACTTAAAAAGAAATAACATGGCCAAACCAATACTCGTAGTTCGGACACCGAATTACAACAAAGAACTAGGGAAGCTTATCTCAGCAGGGGTGAACAATGAATATCACGTCCTGGTTGTTGCCATGCCGGAAGATTCAGAAGTCTCCTTCGAAACTCACAATGCTGAAAGATTAAATTCCCTCGAGATGAAGGACCTGAAGAAGGCAGTCTTCGAACACAATAAAGCAAGCAAGCCAAAGCCAACAATATTAAGCAAGGCTAATTAATGGAATACGAATATCAATCATTCTGGAAGCAATGACTAATAAAATAGAAGTAATATCAATCGGTAAAATAAAGCTTAATCCAAACAATCCCCGTTTGATTAAGGATGATAAATTTACTAAGTTAGTTCAGTCAATAAAAGACTTTCCAGAGATGCTCGAAATCAGACCAATCGTTGTCAATGATGACATGGTTATTTTGGGGGGTAACATGCGATTTAAGGCATGCAAAGAAGCTGGGTTGAAAGAAGTACCTATTATAAAAGCAAGCGGTCTTTCAGAGGAAAAACAAAGGGAATTTTTAATCAAAGATAATGTCAGCGGAGGCGAGTGGGATTGGGATATGCTTGCCAATCAATGGGATGAATTAGAGCTTGATGCTTGGGGACTTGATATCCCTGACTTTGCCGTTAAAGAATTAGAAGCGGAGGAAGATGACTTTGCCGTTCCGGAAGGGGGAATTGAAACTGATATTGTATTAGGTGATCTATTTGAGATTGGGGAGCATCGGTTGTTGTGTGGGGATAGTACTGATTCAGATTCAATAGCAAAATTAATGAATGGACAGAAGGCTGACATGGTATTTACTGACCCGCCTTATGGAATGAAGTTAGATGCTGATTATAGTGGGATGAAAAGTGAAATATTTAAAGGTGGAATTGGTGGAAAGAAATATGAAAATATCAAAGGTGACCACGATGATTTTAGCCAAGAATTAATCAATACAATATTTGCTTGTTTTAATGATTGTAAGGAAATATTTATTTGGGGAGCAGATTACTTCGCAGAATTATTGCCTAATAAAAATGACGGTAGTTGGGTTGTGTGGGATAAACGAGCAAATGGTAATGATGATATAATGGAAGATAAAAGTTCAGATAAGATGTATGGTAGTACATTTGAATTATGTTGGTCAAAGAATAAACACAAGAGAGATATTGCAAGAGTGAAATGGGCAGGGATATTTGGAATGCCATCACAAGATACGAAAGGTCGAGTTCATCCAACACAAAAACCTATTGAATTGGCTAATTGGTTCTTTAATAAATGGGGTAAGAATAATGATTTAATCGCTGATTTATATTTAGGTGGCGGCACTACAATGGTAGCATCTCACTAACTGAAACGTAAATGCTACGGAATGGAATTAGACCCTAAGTACTGCCAAGTAATAGTTGACCGGATGCTTAAACTCGACCCATCGATTAAGATTAAAAGAAACGGAGTAGATTATGCCAAGTGAAGAAGGATATAAGAATTTAATACCTTATAAGAAAGGTCAATCTGGAAACCCTGCCGGAAGACCCCGTAAGTTTGTATGCCAACTTAAAGACATGGGATACAATAAGCAGGACATCAATCAGACCATTGAAAACATGATGGCTATGACTTTGGATGAGTTAGCAGACATCTATAAAAACGAGATGTCCACTATTTTAGAAAGGACAATCGCCAATGCCATGCGTAAATCTTTAGAGCGTGGCTCCCTGTATTCTTTAGAAACTTTAATCAGTAGAGTTCACGGCACTCCAAAAGCTGAATTAGACCTTAATGCAAACGGAAGCTTGAATGTAAGTATCTTAAACGTGGACCCATTGGATTCAAATGATTCAGCAAACAACGGCACTCCGAAAGATAGTAGGTCTTAAAAAGCCGATTAAGATTATCCGAGGTGGCCAGGGTTCCGGCAAGACCATCTCAATTCTGATTCTCTTAATCAATCACGCTTCCAGAATCCCCAATCGGGAGATACTTGTTTTATCAGAGGAATTAACTAAGATGAGATTGACGGTCATAAAAGACTTTGTCAAGATCATGCGAGAGATAGGGATATTTCAACAAAGTAGCTTCCTCGCTGAGACCCTTTACAAGTTCCCTAACGGGTCCTTTATTAAATTCATAGGATTAGATAAGGAAGATGTCGGAAAGGGTCTGCGCTCACATGTGGCCTATTTTAACGAGGTTAATAAATGCAATAGGGAATCTTATGTCCAGGTGGCATCCCGTGCTGATAATATCTATGCTGATTACAATCCCGATGCTGAGTTTTACATTGACACCGATGTCATCCCAAGACCGGATGCTGACTTCCTTCAGTTAACCTTTAAAGACAATGAGTTACTTCCAGAGAGGGAGCGGGAGAACATCTTAAACTATTACAATCAAGGTTATAACGAAGACGGCAGTATTAAGGATGCCTATTGGGCTAATAAGTGGCAAGTATACGGGCTAGGTAATATCGGTAACTTGCAGGGGGTTGTCTTCAGTAATTGGCAGATATGCGATGAGATACCAGAGCATGCCAACACCCTCTGTTATGCGATGGACTTTGGATTCACGAATGACCCTACTGCCCTAATCCAAGTCTTTAAACATGATGGCATGCTTTGGCTGGATGAGCTTGTTTATGAGAGGGGCCTAACCAATCCGGACATAGTTTCTAAGTTGGTTGAATACGGGGTCACGGGTCCTATTGTGGCAGATTCAGCAGAGCCTAAGAGTATTGAGGAAATAAGGAGAATGTGGTCCGGTGATATTGAGCCAGCTGAGAAGGGACCGGATTCAATTAGGAATTCAATAGACACCCTGCACAGATATAAATTAATGGTTACAAAAACTTCACTTAATCTAATAAATGAACTTAGATCATATCGCTGGAGGGAAGATAAGAGCGGCAATTCTCTTAATGAGCCGATTGATAAGAATAATCACGCTATTGATGCCGTGAGGTATGCTGCTTTGAATTACATCGGGAACCCATCAATATTCGAAGTATACTAGGGTACAAAGTCCGAGATTCTCATATTATTAGAGTATGGGTATGCAATCATTCAATGATTTCACGGTAGAGCAGTTCCAAGAGTGGCATAAGGTCATTTCTCAGGAAGATGACATCTTAGAACGTGAATTAAAATTAGCAGCAATCTTAACGGGTAAGTCGGTGGAGTATCTTGAATCCATCCCTCGCAAGGACCTAACCAGAATCTTTGTAAAGGTTAACAGAATAGGCAATTCAATACCAAGCACAAAGGTCAACAGATATGTAAAGGTGGGCCGGAGTGTCTATTCTGCCATCTTGGATGCTAAAGAATTGCACGGGTTGATGAGTACTTCTCAATTCACAGCAGCGAAGACCTATGCTGCCAATCCGATTGAGAACATGCACATGCTGCTCCCACTTTACTACACAAAGTTTAAGTTATTCGGGAAGAAGAATCTCGAGGAAAACCAGCTCAAGCTCAGCGAAGACTTTAAGAAAGTTAAAATCGGGGATGTATACGGGGCTGTTTTTTTTTACTCAGTTCTGTGGAATCAATTTGCTCCAATTTTAGAAGCCTCTTTGAAGGAGGCGACAACGATAATAGAGGGTCTGGTGGAGGATGGGCAGGCTTTTATCAAGCATACGGATGGTATGCCACCATTGAATGGGTAGCAAGGGAGACACCTGGTGTCAATGAGGATATTATTTGTGATTGGACTGCAATAAGATTTTTAAATAGGGTGCAATTTTTAAAGCACCGAGACGAGATTAGACAATTTGAACAACGAGGGCATTAATAGAATATTATTGAACTTCGGTATCACTTTAAAGAAGGACCTACAAAAGTCCTTAGTTAAAAAGGGTAGGGAGAAGGCTGCTAAGTATGGCAGCGTGCCTAACGACAATACCAACTTAGGGGATAGCATCCGACCAGAGATCATTGAGAGTGAGAGTGGCCTAACCTTCAATCTTAACCTATCAGACTACTATAAGTGGGTAGATGGAGGAAGGAAGCCAGGTGGAGTTAGCAGAGCAGGTAGAGCATCGATAAAACAATGGATTAGGCAAAAGGGAATCAATCCCTCTGAGATAATTCAGAAAATAAGTGGCAGCAAGACTGCGGTCCCATTTGCAAAAGCACAAGAGCAACTTAGCTTCTTAATTGCTAGGAAGATTAAGAGAGAAGGATATAAAGCAAATCGATTCTTCTCATCAGTTTTAGAAGATGGCAGATTAAAGAACTTGGAAGAAGATTTAAAAAAGGAAACAGGTAAACAAATCAGAATTATATTAAATGGCGGTAACGACTTACAATAAACCTTCAGCTTTTGCATTAGCGTATAATCCGCTCGTGTTCTATGCTAATTCAAATCAGACTGCACAACCTAACTTTAGATACAAGGTTGTCATAACTGACTTAATAAGTACTGAGGCACAGACTTATTGGATTAACGCTGACCCTGCAGGATTCTGCAGATTTGATGCCTCCCCATTTACAATCAGTCGCTTCTCTCATTACTTGCCAGCTAATCAATACGGATGGAAGGCAAGCAACTCAATCAGAAAGATTCGGGTTAACATCGGAGAGTATTACGGGACAACTCCAACCACTTACACGGGGACAAATTACGACTTCATCTGTTGGAATGGGGTTGAAGATACCAGAGATTTCCCCGACTTCAATTACACGAACTATGTGTACAATGATTCTGTAGCAAACTATAAGTATTTAACTAGCCCACTTAGCACCTTTGCTTATTTAGACCGCTCCGATTATCTGTATGTCTTAACAACTCAGGCAGGAGATTTAAAGCACCTTATAGTTAAGACTTGGAATGCTGCAGGAGCGCAGCAAGGTTTTTACAAGATTACAAGCCCATTTGAATCGAGTTCAGACTACCGAGAAAAGTACGTCTGCATTGATATCGGTATGAAGGGCTTAACTAATATCCCATCCGGACAAGTGACGGTCTTGAGTGGGACCTTTCCAATCAATTGGAATAACGTAGCATATTACGATGTATCGGAGACTAATAGTTCAGCAGGTGAGCCAACCAGCAGACAGATAAAGAGATTGACGGTTAATTGTACCGCTAAATTTCCTGTTTACACCGTTCACTTCCTAAAGAAGAATGGAGCCTTTGAAACTTGCCACTTCAACAAGCGGAGTGACTTTACAAGCAACAAATCAGAATCAAGGTATAGTGTATTTCCTTATGTGGCCAATGGAGTAGACAATTATTCTTATTCTCGTGGGTCCACATTCAGCAAGGTATTGTCAATCGAGGAAACAACCACTTTTAATCTCAAGACCGACATGATCTCAAGTGACTTGGTTGATTTGTACAAAGAATTGTTTACAAGCCCGTTGATATTTTTGGATGAGGGTTCTGCCAAAGGATATTCTCAATTAACCTACGTTGATAATTCTTACAAACTCAACAAGGCATGGAATGAGAAGCTATTTAACATACAAGCAAACTTCACTCTCACTTCTACTAACTACAGGCAGCAATGAAGTCAAGATTCGTAATTAGCGGAACAGAGGTAGGCTTTCTCAATGAGCTTCCATTATCAATCACAATGGCGGTCAATGATGCACGGGAAGTCGGCTCATCAATGTCCAGCTATTCAAACACGATTGAGATACCAGGTGGAGCGGCTGTCGATAGATTATTTGAATTCATCTTTCAGGTAAATGCTACCGGTACAAACTTCAATCCGAACTTGAAGACCCCTGCTGAGTATTATCTTAATGAGGTTAGGGTGTTTAATGGCTCCTTGCAGTTACTCAAGATTAAAAAGAAAATCAACGGAACCATCACGGAGAAAGTTTATGAGTGTTCGCTTAAGGGTGACAACGGCAATATCTTTACGGCTATCGCTGGCAAGTATCTCACCGATATTGACTTCTCTGATTTAGATCATCCATTCAGTATTAGCACAACGAACCCATTAGCAGACCCTAAGTTCAATGCAAGTGTATCTGACAAGTATTGCTATCCTTTTATAGATTACGGGGTTAATCAATATGAGGTAGGCGAGCCACTTGGATTGAGATGGGACTTTACTTATTTAAAGCCTGCAATATTTGAGAAGGAGTATGTCTTTAGAATCTTTAGAGATGCGGGGTATACTTGGAGCAACACAAGCTGGTTCAATTTCTTTGAGGCAAGCAAGATTGTCATTCCTTGTGTTTCAGCGGGAAGACTTCAGATACCTGCTTCCGTAAAAGCAAGCAAATCATTCAGAGTAGGCAGGACTTCAAATATTGTTGTCAATACGGCTGGCACGGTGACAACGGGTTCAATTTATTCTTTTGGGAATGCAACCATCGCCTCTCCCGTTATTTGGAATGATGAAACGACTGCACCATACTTTGATACTGCCGGAGCTTATAATACAAGCACGGGTCTATTCACGGTGTCTTATGCGGCATTCTATGACTTAAGCACGGTTGTCAATTTAGCTATTGATGTGACACCCCCTTCCGGAACCGGAGCATTTACAGGTGGACTTCAAGTGGAAGCGGTGCTTGAGAAAAGTACAAACTCTGGCAGCACTTACACAATGGTTGCCTCAAATATTGCAGCCATCACAATAGGTGGAGCAGGGACAAGCGTTCAAACATTCACAGGTGGTGTTCAAATAAGCTATTCAGACACGACTGCAAGTGCAGTAGGAACAATTTATCGGGTGAGAGTTATTAATCAGTCATGTCTAATTACTTTCTCTGGTGGTTCTGGTAGCTGCTCAATAGACACAAAGATTCTCGGTGGTACAAATAGCACTTTCTATGGTCTTATCACTCGTGGAGACCTGCCTTGGGGTAATACGGTTGTAATGAATGACACCATCCCTAAGAAAGTTAGTCAATTAGACTTCCTGACATCAGTCATCAAGTGCGAGCATCTGATTCTGGAAGCGAATAAAGACAACCCAACGGAATATAACATATTCACTCGGGAAGATTTCTACGATGAGGCTGATATATTAGATTGGACCGATAAGATTGACGTATCTCAGCAGATTGAGATCATGCCGATGGGAGAATTGGACTTCAATCGGTACAACTTCACTTACAAAGCCGATGCAGATTATTACAACAAGCTTTATTTTGAGACTTACAAGGAAATTTACGGCACTCACATTCAAGATGTAGAGAATGACTTTGTCCGCAATGAGAAGACTATTGAGGTGGTTTTTTCTCCCACTCCGGTAGCTAGCTGGAACAATAGCATTGTGGTGCCTCGTTTTTACAATTACGATAAGAATACAGCAGGGCTGCAGGTAGTCAAGCCATTAGAAGTGAACATAAGGAGGTGCTACTTTCAATTTGTTTATACAACGGTCAATACGGTTGCTATGAGCTTCAATGGCAATAGCATCCAGCTGAATGCTTATCCGTATTGCGGTGACATCGGCAATCCTTATGTGCCGACTTATGATATGAACTTCGGAGTGCCTCAGGAAATCTATTGGAATTATCCAGGGGCGCAGTATACGACAAATACACGCTACAACAGCCGATATAGCAAATGGCTATACGAAGTATCTAATAAGGATAGTAAGATAGTTACAATGTATGCTAGGCTTAATGAGCATGACATTTATGGATTCTCATTCCGTAAAACTCTATACATAATCGATTCATATTATCGGGTCAATAGGATTATTGATTACGACCCAAAGAATGACGGGCTTTGTCAGTTAGAACTTTTAAAGCTGACAATAGGAGACCCATTCGTTCCGGAAAGCATTAGTACAGAATATGACCCATCAGAAGGAACTGGTGGTTCAGCTTAAATAAATTTTAATTACTCAAAAGAAATGGCAGAAGAAATTGGTTTTCAGGTAAAAGTTGGCGGTACAGATTCACTTTCATCTTTAAAAAAAGAATTTAAGGACCTACAGAAAGAACTTGAAAAGACAGAGATTGGTACTACTCAGTATCAAAAGACTTTAGAAAAATTAGGAGCGGTAAAGGATGAAATCGGTGATCTCCGTGATGCCATTAATGCCTTAAATCCAGAGGGTAAGGTTGCTGCCTTTCAGAATGTAGCTGGTAAGTTAGCGGGAGGATTCCAGGCTGCTACCGGAGCCGCTGCTTTGTTTGGAGCGCAATCTGCAGAACTTGAAAAACAATTATTGAAGGTCCAAGCTGCTACCGCTTTAGCAGAGGGGATTCAGTCTGTGGTTGGTTTAAGTGATGCCTTTGTAGTTTTGAAGACGGCTGTAATGGCTACAAATCCTGTATTCCTAGTTCTTGCCGGAGTTTTAGCTGGTATTGCTACTGCTTATGCTTTGTGGAAGAATGTGATTGGAGAAACTGCTAAAGCAGATGCTGCTCTAAATTCCGAACTTGAAAGACAAGCGGCAAATCAAGATATAATAACCAAGCAAATAGGTCGACAATTAGAATTACAGAAATTAACTGCAAAGAATAAAAGTGAAGAATTAAAGTTTGAACAGGAAGCAGAGATTAAACTCCTTGCTAGTATTCAAACTCGTGAATTCCTTTTAAAGCAAGTAAAAAATAAAACTGATGAGCAAAAGAAGGAATTAGCTGATTTAAGGCAGCAAGATGCTGATAGTTACAACAGGCTATTAATATTAAAGATAAATATAGGACGTGCCTTAAGGGATGAAGAAAAGCAACGTCTTGATGAGCTAGCTGCTAAGGAAATAACAACTACTAAAGAAGTTACGAAAGTAAAAGTTGATTCGATTAAGGAGGTAAGTAAAGCAAAAGAAGTAACGGGAATGAATGAGGTGCAATTTGAAGCATACATTCAAGGATTGAAGGATAAACAAAAGAAAAAGGATGATGATGCAAAGGCACAAGCAGAGCAGGAAGAAGCAAAACGACAACAGAAATTACAAGAAGATAAGGATAAGGCAGAGAAAAAAAGACAAGAGGATGCAGCAGCAGCATTAGTTTTAGAACAACAGCAAGCACAAGCTAGGTTACAAGCAGAAGAAAACTTCTTCAATGCAGCACAAGGATTAAGTCAGGCATACTTTCAAGCTCGACTTAACCAAGCTCAAGGTAACGATGCCGAAACTGAGAAGATTAGAAAAAAACAATTCCAAGCAGAGAAGGCTTTTAGTGTTGCTCGTGCAATCATTGACGGATATAGGTCGGTTGTTGGAGCTTTGGCACAAACTGCCACTCTTGGTCCTGCTGCTTCAGTTCTGGCAGCATCCAACGCTATTCTTGCAGCAGCCAATGTAGCAAAGATATTAAGTACTCAATATAATAGCGGAACTCAAGCAGGAGGTGGAGGGGGAGGTAATTTAGCACTTCCTTCAGGCTCCGGAAATCAAAGCATTCCAATGCCAACGATATCTGCCCCCGTAAACCCACAGGCAAGCACTCAGTTGAACGCTCAAGGTTACAACGTGTCTAAAGTTGTGGTTGTTGAGAAAGACATCACAACCGTTCAAAATCGAATAAACAGACTTAAGGTCCAAGCTACTTATTAGCAAAATGAGGAATCTTCATATAGTTAATGTATGGAGATTCCAACTTTTAAAATGGTCCTTAATCCGGATGACGAAGGATTAGGATTAAAATTAATGTCTGTCGTTGACAATCCTGCCATCATGGTGACATGGGCAAAGTTCAACGAGCAGGAAATCAAATTATCTATTCAAGACGAAGACCAGCGCATCGTGTTCGGTCCTGCTCTTATCCCCGACCTTCCAATCAAGAGATCAATAATGGGTGAGAAATTCTTTGTGTCAATCGACAGGGAGAATATTCTTAAGACTGCAATAAAATTCCAAAAGGACAACCTGGCAAACAAAATAGACGAGAATCACAGCCAGCAAGTTCTATCCGGCATCACAATCTTTGAAACATTCGTGACTGATGAGAATCGGGTGACAATGGCTAAAGGCTTTGAGAGCCTGCCGATGGGAACTTGGTTTATCACCGCTAAAGTTAATAACGATGACATCTGGTCTAAGATGAAATCTGGAGAGCTTAATGGCTTTTCTATTGATGGTTTATTCTCTTTCAAACAAGCTGAAGACTTGACTGAGAAAGACATCCGAGGCATCACTCGTGAAATTCTTAACAAATTATAAATCTCGCATATTATTATAATAGATGAAAGAAAACAAATCATTACTAGCTAAGATGGGTGAACTCATTAAGGCTCATTTCTCAGCTGAAGAAATTGCAGCGATGAAGGAATCACAAAAAAAACTAGAATCAGAAATGGCTCCGAAGTTCTCTGAGGCAAATACTATTGACGGAAAGAAGCTTTCTTATGAAGGTGAATTACAAGTTGGTACTGCCATCATGGTTGTCGATGCTGCAGGCTTAACTCCTGCTCCAGATGCAGTTCATGAATTAGAAGACGGAACAAAAGTAACAACCGTAGGCGGTATTGTTACAATGATTGATAAAGAAGAAGCTGCTATGCCTGCTCCTGCTATGCCTGCACCGGATGTAACTCAAATGTCTGCTCAATTTTCAGCACACAAAGATGAGGTGTCCGCATTGATTGCAAAGTTTTCAGCCGAAAAAGAAAGTCTCCTTGCAGAAATCAAAGGTCTGAAAGAAGTGCAACTCAGCACGCTGAAAGCATTTGACAAGGTATTCAACACTCCTATCAATACTGAATCAGTTGAAGTTAAAGAATTTAAAGACATGACACCTGCTGAAAGGTATCGTGCCTCTAAAGGATAATAAGAGCTAATCAAGCGGCTCCGTAACGACTTGAATTAATTAAAAAATAAACAAACAAATAAAATGGGAATTACTTATACTGGTCAGTCCACCATCAAAGGACCAAACTTGGTGCCTGTCCTCCAAGAAATCTTCTTCACAAATCAAACTGTTAGCAGCTCTTGGGTTACTTTCAATGATGACATGAAAGAAGGAACTATCATCACTTCTGCTTCTATCACTGCAACTGCTCAAGCTTACACAGGTGCTTCACTTTCTGCTTCTGGTAGCATTACTCTTACTGACCGTGTTGTTAGTTTGACTAAACTTGAATACAAAGATACTTTCGTTGAGGAAGCTATCCGTGCAGGTCGTTTCAACACTTCAATGGCACAAGGTGCTTTAGAAATTGAATCAAATGAATTCAACACTAAGGTTCTTGGAATGTACGCTCCAAAAGTATCTGCTGATGCAGAGCGTTTGTTTTGGGGTGGTGTAACTGCAGCTACTAAGACTGCTGTTGCTGCTTTAACTCCAGGTGCTGCTCAAGGTTCTATCACTGCTGCTGCTCAAACTGCTTTCGCTACTTTGACTGCTGGTTTAGTTGATGGTATCTTCTCTAAGGCTTTCTATGACAATGGTGCAATTGGTGGTTACATCAAGGTAACCGGAACAACCGTTACAAGTGCCAATATCGCTGCCGAAGTGTCCAAGATTTACGCTGCAATCCCAGCTGAGATGCTTGCTGATGCTGCTGACCCTGTATTGATCTATTGTCCACGTGCTTGGAAGCAATTAGCTTACAACGCTAACAATACAGTTGGTGCTTCACAACAAATCAACTTCCAGATTGAAGGTGGAAACTTCGCTACTAGCCGTGTATTCTACAACGGTGTTGAGATGGTTTTCATCCCTAGTCCTAGCAACCTTTGGGCTTATGCTAACCGTGTTAGCCGTGTAATGTGGAACTCTGATTCTACTGCAGATATGAGCAAAGTAGAGATTGGTAAAGTAGCAAATGATGGTGACACTAAGTTCATCCGTGCAATCTACACAATCCAAGCTCACATCGCTGATGCAGCAAAAGGAGTTCTTTACGGAGGTTAAATTCATAGGGGGGGAGTAACATCTCCCCCTTTTAAAACAATAAAAATATGCCTTGTCTATTAACATCTGGTTATAATTTTGCAGGCTGTAAAGGCGGTGCTGGTGGTATCTCTGAAGTTCTAATCACAGAGATTGACAACCTAACATCTAGCACCTTGACAGCTAATGTTTACACTGCATTGACTATGTCAACAGGTAAGCAATTCAGACGCTACATTCTTGATAAAGAAATGGGAAGCTGGTCTGATAATGGGACCTATACTAAAGAAAGCGGAACTTATACATATGAGCCAACCGTGTCTTTCACAATCAAAGGAATTTCGACTGCCTTACAGGCTGAGCTTAAATTAATCGCTCAGAATACTCTTATTTTGATTGTTAAGGACCGGAATGGTGTCTATCGTTTATTTGGTCGTGAAAAAGGAATGGATTTAATGACGGTTGAGAGTACTGTTGGTAAGGCTATGACTGATTTTGCTGGGTTCAATCTAAACTTTGTTGGTGGTGAGATTGACTTTGCGCACGAAGTGCAAACTTCACTAATCACGGCTTTACTTTCCCCTGCTGCTTAATTCTTCAAATAAATCGAAAAGGAAGACTGCCCCGTAAGGCGGTCTCTTTTTTTTATACAATAACCCTAATTCGCATATTATTAATATAGTGAAGTTAACTGCTAATACATCAAATACGGTCATTGCGACATTAGCTGAGAAAACTACTATTGTTAATGTACGTTATTTATTCTGTGCAAAGGGTAAAGATGAGAACATTAGCAAGTATTGCCTGGTCACCGACATCGCTCCTTCAGTTAACAAGGAGAGATATAATCAATTCACCATCACATTAAAGCCTAGCCCTGTTCCAGCTAATGGGGAGATATATTTGACGGAATCAAATTACGATTATTCGTTCTATGAATTAACACAAGCACAGGCAGCATCTATAAATTTTAATAGCGTTGATGTTAGTCAATACGGCCTCGTTGAGACCATGAGACTACAAGTGGTTGATAATACTAACAATACAAGCACGGAGTATGTGCTAACAGAAAATGACAGAGCCTACGAAGGATAATATTGTAACCAATTCACAAGTCTTGACAATCAAGATGAGTGGCTCACAATCACCTAAGTTGGTCGAGGACCAATACAAGGGAATTATTAAGTGGGGGTCTAATAACAGATATCCGGCTGAGAAGCTGTTATATTGGTATGAAAACTCTGCTATTCACGGAGCTATCTGTAAGGGCAAAGCACGCTATTTAAGCGGTACTAAAATCACTGCAGACATTCAGTCACCGCAGGTCGATGAGTTTCTAAGTAAGGCTAATGCTCTTGAAAGCTGGCATGATCTAAAGAAGAAGATTGACATTGATGAAGTTGTCTGTGGAGGTTACTTTATTAAGGTTTATTCTAATGCTTTTGGAGTGCCGCTTCAGTTCTTTCACTTGGACTTTGCTAGATGCCGGATAACTAAAGATGGCAAGTTCATCAAGTATTCAAATGATTGGTCAGATAATTTAGAGCCTGTAACTGCTTTTCCTGTTTATAACGAGGGAATAGTTGAGACAAGTGTTTACTATTATAAGTCTTATTCTCCATCTTCTAAGAAATTTGACGGCTTATATCCAAAGCCGGAATACGAGCAATGTAGTCAAGATATTGACACCGATGCTCGTGTTTCTGTATTCTTTAATTCATTAGTAAGAAATAACTTCTCTGCCGGAACCATTGTGACTATCCGTAATGGAAGTCAGGAGCCAGCAGCTAAGAAGGCACTTGTTGACCGATTAAAGGGTGAGCATGCAGGAGAAGAAAATGCAGGTAAGCCTATTATAATCTTTACCGGAAAAGACGGTCAACCCACAGAGGTTGTCTCTCTGAATCCGAATGATCTCGACAAACAATACGAAGGAATCGGGATGAGAAATCAGCAGAATATCATCGCTGGTCATGGTGTCAATTCCGTTCTATTTAAAATCAAGACGGCTGGTCAATTAGGTGGTCGCACAGAATTAATCGAGGCTCACGAGCTTTTCGTTAATGAATATGTAAAGCCGAAGCAGGTAAAATTCAACAATATGCTTGCTGAGTTCTTCTCTCTGAAGTACAACATGGAGGCTAAATTCGATGTTGAGCAGGTTCGGCTTATTGGTAAGGAATTACCACTTGACAATATAAATGTCATCAATGCGATTGGTCCAGAGGTATTCAAGGCTTATGTTTTCGACACTTTTGGTCTTAAGAAGCCGGAAGATGTTAATGGAGTAGTTGTGGAGCAGGGCAAGTCTAATGACAATCTAAGGGGCCTTTCTGCTTCAGAGAATGCCGATGTCATCCGTATTACTAGGGACTTCTCAAAAGGTCGCATGCCGGAATCAATGGCAATGCATCGCTTGACTGCTTATGGACTTACCACAACTCAGGCAAAAGAGATTCTCGGCCTTCCTATCGATGTTCAGCAGTCTGCAGATAATTCAGACAGACTGATTGAGTTATTTAACAAGTACGCTCATGACATCAACTTTGATGATGAGGTTATTGATATTCAATCTGTGCAATTAGCGGAGGCGAATACTGATACTGAAATCCGTAATTCAATCCTTAATGAATTAAAAGGAGACCCTTCCATTAGCGTGTATAAACTCTCTAAGATGTTCTCAATTACCGAAGATGAGGTAAAGGGTCACATTGATTATTTGGAGAGCAAGAAGCTTGTTCAGATAGGTCCTAATGGCATAACCCCAACTGAAAAGGGAGCCAATAAAACTATTGACCCTGTTACAACTGAGATTTACACTGAGTATGTTTATGGGTTGCGCAAAGACCAAGAAGGCAAGGATTTAGAACTGCCCACAACCCGTCAATTCTGCAAGGATATGATAGCCCTTACCAAAAATAAGGCTCTGACATTTGAGGCAATTAACATGCTTGAGAATGAATTTGGGGATAATGCTTGGTATTTTAAAGGTGGATTCTACAATAACGGAAAGGTGACAACTCCTTTCTGCAGACATACTTGGAAAGCTGTCACTAAAATTAGAAAGAAGAAATAATGTTCAGACTGATTTCACATGCCTACTTAAAGGATAAGAGCATCATTGATGACAATGTCGATATGAAGAAGCTCAATCCGACTATTGAAGACGTACAACTTCTGAAGATTAAGCCTTTATTAGGTACCAATCTTTATGATCTAATTGTAAGCCAAGCAAGCACCGCTACTTTGTCCGCTAATAACAAGATATTGCTTGATGAGCATATTCTCAGAATCATGACCAACTATATTGTGTCTGAATCGACTGATATTCTGAAGTATCGCTTCATGAATAAAGGGGTTTTTAGCAAAAGTCCTGAGAACGCACAGAACACAGATTTAAAAGAATTGCAATACTTATCGGACAAGTATAAGAATGTCGCTGAAAGCTATGCTGATTCAATGGTTCATTACATCAAATCAGATACTTCAAAGTACCCTGCTTATTTAACAAATAGCGGAATTGATAAGGTAAAGCCGAGGGGTGCATACGATTGCGATATCTATTTACCGGAATACTATGGGGAAGATTGAGATTAAGAATAGAAAGAAGTTAATTAAGTTTCTAAAACAGGTCCAACTAAGTGCTGACATTAAACCAACTAATCAAGAGAATCCAAACCTTTGCAACGGCTCACAAGCAGTTAAAGGGTAGTTTCTTATTTGAGCTTCCTAATATAAAGGGGCCGGATGAGGCGAGGACATATCCTTGCCTTACTGCATTGCTGGTATCGACAGAGCCGAGCGAGCAGCAAGAAACTTTCTCAATTCTTTTTACGGTCTGGGACTTACCATCTGATGATAATCACCGGATGCAAGCTCAAGAGGTACTCAGCGACACCAAGTTAATTGCTAACGACATTGTCGCCTATCTAAAGTACGGAATGGAAGATGTGTCACTTGATGTGCCTGTGACCATGACCCCCGTTTACGATGCCGGAGAAGATGGGTCTTATGGATGGGAGTTTACATTGAATTTGAGACTTAACCAGGGGCTTGATTTATGCTTTGTTCCTTATGATGTAATCACAGCTAACATTTACACTTACAATATTGACGGAGGTGCTGCGACAACAATTTATCTCAACACCGTTACCGGAGGTACTGCTACAACACTTTACGACAACACCATCAATGGTGGTAATGCAACGACTTTACAATAATAATACTATAAGACAATGACAGATATCACAGCCATAATAACAATAAGAAGGGACACATCTTCTAATTGGACCGCTGCAAACACTATTCTTGCAGATGGTGAGTTTGCTAAAGAGACTAACACCGGAAAAATAAAGCTCGGCAATGGTGTTACTGCTTGGAATAGTCTGGCTTATTTCACAGGTGATGTTAAGTCGGTTAACGGGCAAACAGGAATTGTGTTAGTTAATGAAGTTCCTAATGGAGGCACAACGGGACAAGTATTAGCAAAGAATAGCAATACTAATAACGACACGGAATGGGTTGATGTAACTGCAAAACAAATATTCTTTTCACTTTTAGGAAATTATAAGATTGATACTTCAGGTACAACTCCACCAGCAACTCATGGAGATATTAAGTATTCAAATGCAACTCAGATAAGCTCGACTAATCTTTATGTCAGTGATTTAACTTCTGATGGAATAGATATTGAGGTTGTTCTTTCCTTTTTAACGGTAGGCTCTGTTTTACTTATTCAAGATGCTGATAACCATTTGAACTATCAAAATTGGCAAATAAGTGCAGCTCCAACTTTATCTGGTGATACTTACACTATCCCTGTCACTCTTGCTTCTTCTGCAGGAACAGGTACAACGGGATTTGCCAATAATCATGATGTGTTTTTTAGTGTTTATGGCAGTCCTCAGACCTTTGAACTTATATCTAATAAGGATATCGATGGTACTTTGGCTGCAAATAGCGATACTAAATATCCATCACAGAAGGCAGCTAAAACCTATGTTGACACGGGATTGGCAACTAAGCAGAATTCACTCGGATTCACCGCTGAAAATGTCACTAATAAAGATATTGACGGCACTTTAGCAGCTAATTCGGACACTCGGTATGCCAGCCAAAAGGCAACTAAGACGTATACTGATGCTGCAAAAGCTTCAGCGATATCGACTGCTAATGGTTATACTGATACAGGTTTAGCTGGCAAGCAAAACACTCTCGGATTTACTGCAGAAGATAGCGCAAATAAAGATATTGACGGAACGCTTGCAGCAAATAGCGACATTAAATATGCCTCACAGAAAGCGACTAAGACTTATGTTGACACGGGACTTTCTGCCAAACAGAACTCTCTTGGATTTACTGCTGAGAACGTAGCAAATAAGGACATAGACGGCACATTAACTGCTAATAGCGATACTAAGTATGCATCACAGAAAGCCGTTAAGACTTATGTGGATGCTGGCTTATCTGGCAAACAGAATTCGCTCGGATTTACTGCTGAAGATGTTGCTAACAAAGATACCGATGTAGCACTTACAGCTAACTCAGATACTAAATATCCTAGTCAGAAAGCAATAAAAAGCTACGTTGACACAGGTTTGGCAACGAAACAAAATTCTTTAGGTTTTACTCCTGAAGATGTTGCTAATAAGAAAAGCACCATTGCAAATAGTGCAACGGATTATCCTTCAAGCGCAGCCGTCTTTTTAGCATTAGCTGACAATTTAAAGCCGAGGGTTTCTGCTTCTGCAACAGCAACTACCTTGACAATTAATGCTGATTCTTTTGATTGCATAAGTGTCACCGCTCTTGCCTCTGCTTTGACTTTAGATTGGAGTGGAACTCCGGTTGACTTTCAAGGAATGATTATCAGACTGAAAGACAATGGGACCGCTCGTGCTTTGACCTTTACAGGTACAAAATTTGAGGCGAAAGGAACCGCCTTGCCAACAACAACGGTTGCTGGTAAAGTTTTAACGGTTGCATTTCTTTACGATTCTGTGACGGGTAAATTTGGATGCGTTGGAGCGCAGAAAGAGGCATGATTTTAAATTCTATCATATCAATGATGGGTGGGGGTTTAGCTGTAGGTCCTTATACATCAGCTTTTTCTGCAGAAGTAATTTCAAGAGGTGGAAGTTTAACCGCTAATGAACTTACGTACTTAAACACTTTTGAGGTATCAGTAGGTTCTGATTTGGCAGAATTTGACAGACTTTGGATTCATGGACTTAGTAACAACATTGCTGCGAGAACTAGTTTTGTCAATCCATCAAGCACAATAATAACAGCTGTTAATAGCCCGACATTTACAGCAAATCAAGGATATCAAGGTAATGGCACAACAAGCTATTTAAACTCTAATTTTATTCCTTCTACACAAGGTGTGAAATATACTTTAAATAGTGCATCTTACGGTGTTTATTCACGCACAAACTCAGACATATCAGCTGTTGACTTTGGTTCTTTTAACGTTTCATTTACTCAAGCTCGACTAAGACAAGGAAATATATTTTACGGAGATATCAGTAGCACTGGTAGTGCAATTACATTTGCAAATACATCTTCTTTAGGATTACATATTGTTAATCGGTCAGGGGGAGTAATATCATTAAATAAAAATGGAGTTCAATTAGCAACAGTAGGACAAGCAGCAACTACTTTGTCTACAATTAATCAATATATTTTAGCTCGTAATCAAAACGGAACGGCTGATAATTTTAGTAGTAGACAACATGCTTTATCTTTTGCAGGTAGCGGGGCAATCAATTTAACAAACTTTTATAACGCAGTTCAAGCATTAGGGACATCAATAGGTTGGGCAGTATAAAATATGAATACATTTTATAAAATATCAAAAGTAGATGCTGACAAGGTTGGCTATTTTGAATACTCCGGAGGAAATGCTTTTAGCCCTTTCTGCTCAGAGCAAGTGGATGGAACTTATTTAGTGTCCTGCAGTCTTATTGAGCAGTTGAAAGATAATGCTAACATCCTAAAAGCCGATTGGGAAAGTATGGATGTGATTGATGAAACTGAAATCGATACAAAGGAAGTATCAATGCCTGGTGCAAACTCTTAAAAATTAACAAATAATGAACTTGAATAACATCCCTTGGAGCCTTGTAATCTTCGTAGTCGGCCAGAGTGGCCTTGCAGCATGGGCGATAATCAAAATGTACTTTAAGCTAAATGCTTTGGATGAGAAAGTAAACAAGCTTGAGACAGAGAACAAAGAACTAAAGCTGCAACTAAAGATACTTAGCGATACGCTATTGTTAGTCAAGAATAACACCGACCTATTGTTATTAGGCAGAATTAAAACAGGGGCAAAGGCTGCATGATATCTGAACACATCACATACGAGGAAGCGACAAATAGCCCTACCGCTACACGCTTAAAAATACGGAACGAACCGGATGAAGCTACCCTCTACCGGATGAAGATAATTGCAGAGGAATGTTTTGAGCCGCTCAGAAAGTGGTACGGCAAGCCGATTAGGATAAACTCTTTCTACAGATCACCGGAACTCAATAAAGCCGTTGGAGGTTCAACAACTAGCCAACATTGCAAAGGTGAGGCGATTGATATTTCAGCCGGAAGCAAAGAAGAAAATAAGAATCTATTTTATTGGATTAAGGCAAATCTTGTGTTTGACCAGCTAATTTGGGAATACGGTGATAAGAGTGGTCCGGATTGGGTGCATATCAGTTTCCGACACAAGGACAATAGAAATCAAACACTAGTCATAAAATGAAAGTAGCAGAAGTGAGAAGTAGTAGGGAATCTGAATACGGCTCACCTGCTGACAACATGGAAATTCAATTAAGAATCTTCCATGCCTATTTCCAACACAAGCCAGCTTCTGAGTTCACCAGACAAGACATGGCCATGATTGGAATTATCATCAAGTTGGCCCGCCAATCCTTCAAGCACAAAGAAGACAATCTCATTGATATTGCCGGATGGGCAGACGTAGCAAATAAAGTATGAAAGATATCTTAAATAAAATTATCGGTTCCTTGGACAATAAGTCCCATGGATTTAGCGGAAAGAAACTGAGCGCATTTATTGTAATTGGTTGCGTTGTGGCCGCTCACGTTAAGTGGATTGCTGAAGGCAACTTTGATATGTTGGAAATAGTGCTGACAATCGATTACGCTTTCATTGCGACCTTATTTGGTATTAACGTGGTGGATAAAAAACAGAATCCAACGGAGTGAATTTCCGCATAAACATATTCTTTTTATCAGTCATTACGGCTTTAGTAATGTTCATTTTATTTCGTGAATGTGGACATAAGCCTATTGAGGTATCAGAGCAGAAACAAGCCATTAAAGCTCTAAAGCTTTCCATCGATTCTGTTCAGAAAGTGGTTGTGTTCACGAATACGCAGCAAATCAAGATAGTGAACAGATGGAGAGAAGTTAGGCATGATTCGCTAATTCCATGCGAGCAACTGCTTGTCTTATGCGATACTTTAGTGACTGCAGATTCATCATTAATCTCGGAGCAGAAGGTCTTAATAGGGATGCAAGATTCAGTTATAAAGATTCAAGATTTGGTCATTAAATCGGATAGCGTAACCATCACAAAACTCAATAAGAAAGTTAAAAATAGAAAGCTCATCTTTTGGACAGGATTTGTCCTTGGAGCAGCGACCAACCTAATCCAACAAAAATGAGACGTTTATTCTTCGATATCGAAACAAGTTTCAATCTATGTGCGGTATGGAAGCCGGGTTACCAGATAAGCGTTCCACACGATGCCATAATTAAAGAGGCTGCAATAATGTGCATAGCATACAAGTGGAGCGACCAGAAAAGTGTTTATCACTTGGAGTGGGATGCCAAACAGAATGACAAAGCCATGCTTCAGAAGTTCATTAAAATCTCACAAGATGCGGATGAACTTGTTGGACATAACGGAGATAATTTCGATTTAAAATGGATTCGGACTAGATGCTTTTTTCATGGTATTTCAATGATGCCAGACTACACAACGGTTGATACTCTTAAACAAGCCCGCTCCGGCTTTAGATTCAACTCTAATAAACTAGACTACATTAATAAGTACATAGGAGGCAAGGGCAAGAATCACACCTCATTTGATTTATGGAAAGAAATTGTACTCAATAATAGTAAAAAGTCCATGAAATTAATGACTGATTATTGCAAAATGGATGTCATTATTTTGGAGCAAATATTCAATAAGATGTCACCATACATCAAGCATAAATCAAGTATAGCAGATTATAAATGTAACTGCCCGAATTGCAATAGTGAGAAGATGGGTGTTACTTCTTATAAGACAAGTTCATCCGGAACGAAGTATGTTCAACTTCAATGCAAGGATTGCGGGAAGTATAACAAGGTAACGGCTAGCACATATCACAAGGAAGTATCTAAAAGGGATTTAAGTAAATGATATTCGAATTCACAATTTGGGACACCCACAAGCAACCAATCCAGACAGAGGATGGTGATTTAGTATGGCACAATGTCGAGGATTCTGATGACGATGCGCCCTGGAAGACCTTTAAGTTTGCTCTGGAATTTAAGCAGGTGAAGGTTGACTATTTCTACGAAACGGTTATCTTCCAGCAGGACGTTCCGGTTCGGTGTACACGGGTTGTTCTGAGTGATGGGTCATCCGTTCTTGCCAAGTGGCAATACGACACCTTTCGGGAGAGATACAACGAGTTGAAAGAGTAGGGCAATTAGAATAAACGATACGCTTTTATCCGCAAATATCCGTAATAATGTGTTATAAAAGATACATTAAGGCAAGTTTTGCTCCTTATTGAACAAGTTATCAGACATTGCTTTTACCCCCTCATATTTTTCTACTGCTTTATTTCTGATTTCTAAATTGAGATTGTGATAGACATCTGTTATGTCTTGAATAAAATCTACTTGATTTGGTTGTAATCTTCCTTCCAAGCTTGCTATTAAATCATCAGCATGTTTAATAAGGTTTGTAAAATCGTATTTAAGTTTCATCTTAAATTCTCCCGTTAACATTGTTGAATGCTCGCTAAGAGCTTTTAACTGAGCAATGAATATTAATCTTGCTGCTTCTATTTCTGATTGTTTCATATTAGTCTTGTTTGTTTAGTGGTTTAATTTTAAAGGATTTTCAATTATTTCTTTACCTCCTACTTTGCCTTTAGTAAATAACTTTAAAGCATTTTTCTTATTTAAAGCAGATACATACTCAAACCCATCAGTAACTAATATTTCTTTTTTGTTTTCTTTACCAATATAAAAAGCAGTATTTAAGTATTTAGCTTCTTCAATCTCTAAAGTTTCTTTGTTTATCTTCCAAACCTTATGACCATTGTGAGGGATAATATCTCCAATAAACTTTTTTTCAACTTGCTTTTTTTGTTTAATAGATATTTCTAATTGGTCTTTTTGCTTAATTTCTATTTCTTTCATATTAGTCTTTTTTATAAACCGCCAAAACCACCTAAATTAATTAGTTTTGGCAAGTTATATTATTGTTTATTCCTGTGTATTTTTAAAAGCATTAGGTAGCCAATCAGGTCGGTTAGATTATCTTCATTTGCCCCCTGCAGGCCCACCTTTTTAATCCGGCTCAGCTTATCGTTTATCCGTGCTATAATTCCAAGTTCAACTTGCTTATCCTTATCAATCCCATCAACATTGATGGTCCAATCGGAATTAAAGATTGAGCCGTTATAACTTATGTTTTTTGAGATTGCCATGTCTTTCATGGAATCGTATTCCAATTTTATCAAGTTGTTTATTTCTTCTAATGTCATATGTTTAAAATGGTAAAGGTTCTTTGCTAGTTATGATATCAGAGCCTGCAATTAGAAAGTCGGTGTTCTCTTGGATTCTGGAAGGCATCATGTTAATCCAATTATCGTAGTTCGGATGGCCTTTAAAATATCTTCCGTTGGTGCTATCCCATCCTAAGTGAACACACCCCGTCTGTCCCCAATGTTTGAACTTTACCTTCTGGATGTAGACTTCAGTCTGTCCCGTTTCGTAATTTCTGTATACAGTCAACCCATTGGCAGTCTTGTTATAAAAGTTAGCGGAGCCAGAGATGCTATAAAGGTTAGGTACTTCATAAAGTCCGGTATCTCGGTTCTTACTAATCTTAGTCGGATGAGCAACTAGGAAGCAATGCACCTTATTTCTCTCGCAGAACATGACAATCTTATCAAGCTGCTCAGATATGTACTTTGTTTCGGAGGTGGTGTACTGATGATCTAATTTGTTCCATGCATCAATCACAAAGGCTTTAATTCCTTTTTTACGAACCAATGAGCGCACAGAATCTAAAATATTATCGAGAGTGAAATTCTCCTTAGGATTAATAAAAAAGAAATTCTTTGCATGATAATCAATCATCTGCCTTAAGTCAGCAGGGGACATTCTGTTCATCCCTTCAAATGGCTTGCCTGTTATTTTCTCCGCAAACTTGCTGAAATGTAATTCAAGCGGGTGATTCTCTGGAGAATAAAGGGCAGTCTTCCATTCATGGCTGACATTAAGCTTGCATAGAATAAAGTCTAGGAATTCAGACTTCCCGTGTCCTGGTATTCCTGTGATGGTTGTCAGGTAGCCTTCTTGGAACCGAATAAACATATCAATTTCTGCCATCCCAATTCCGCTCCCCTTTGGAAGACCGTTATTGTAGTAGCTGTAGATTTCTTCCTCAATATCGTTGGCATTGAACACCCCCTCAATTGGGAATTCTTTGGCGGCATTCATTGCTTCAGTTACTCCCTGAATCCCGTATTTAATTAGGCAGTCATTGGCATCTTTGCAATCCTTAAAGCGGACGTATGTGCAATTCTCAAAGCCTAATCTTCGTGCCAATTCGTTCTGAAGGTTCTGTCCGGCTTGATCGTTGTCAACTGCTAGGATGAACTGAGTATCTTCTGAGAAGGAATCTATTGAATTATCAAGGTAGTCGAAGTTTATCTTCCCAAGTCCTGCTCCATTGGGAACAGAAACTACGTTCTTGAATCCACATTCATACAGAGCAAGGCAGTCCATTTCACCCTCGACAATAATGATGGTATTGTTGTGGATGGAGCAATCAAGATTGTAAAAAATTAATTCACCCCCTTTTTCTAGCTTAAAAGACTTATTTTTACCCCTGTATTTGATATTTATCAATTCTCCATTGCGGAAATAGTTAAATTGGATAGTATTGACTTCGGCATTAATTTGAGGCATCCACTCCATGCCTTCAGTAACTTTCATTTCTAATAGCGTTTTTTCGCTGATTTTGCGCCCGCTAAAGAACTTTATTAGGTCAAGTGAATACTTTGTACCACTTTTAAACAAAGGTCGTTTATATTCAATTTTTGTGGGTTTCGCTATAAACTCTTTTTTGAGGACCAGAACCACTCCGCAATGACTACATTTTCCTGCTCCTTTGGCAAGGTTGAAGGAAAAGCATTTATCTAGCTTCTTTTTCCGTTCTGGTGAACAAACAGGGCAAGTCTGAGGATTTTCACCCTGCTTTAATGCAAGTACTTCATATTCCTTTTTGGTTGTCAAATCCAATACTACCATACCATTCCTCCTGTCTTTCTTTTTGGGTTTTTATTAATCCACCGCTTCAAGTGAGTTGAAAATTCCGCCATCGAATTGTACTCCGCTTCGCTTACTGCTCTAAAATCATTTAATCGAGCAAGAATCTCATCCGGCCTTTTTCCCAAATCTCTGCAGATTGATTCCAGATAACTTGAGTTTGGAAAGTCAGAAAAAAAAGTTTCACGCTTATTTATTTTAACATTACTACCTAAAACAATTTCATCTTCATTTTCATTTTCAGATTGCATTACATTTGTATCTTTTTTCGATACATTTGTATTTATTTCTGGTACATTTGTATTACTTTTGCTTTGCTTTTGTATTTTGATTGCCTTCTCTAATTTCCTTTTTTCCCATACTTCTTTTGCCGTTTGGCTCATATTATTACTCTTTTTAGATCGTAGGTCCACCTCATTTGCTAACCTTTCGTTGTAGAATCCGGTGTCGCTTTCAATGAATTTACTTCTAAGAATTTCATGATTTCCAACCAATGAATTAAAGCTAATTTTGTCAATTATCCCTCCGTGTTGATGTTGACTGCATAAGAGCCGAATGTAAATGCCAACTTGCTCATGACTTAAAAACATAGTTCCGGTAAGAAAGTCGCTGCTATAAAATAAAAATGCTGGGTCTTTTGCCATATTCATATAATAAAAAAACCCCCAATATTCTTAGCCCTACCACAGGCGTCAGAATAAAGAGGGCATATTATTAATGTTTTTTTCAAAGTGGTAGAATTTATACAAATATTAAAATTATTTCCTAAGTTTAAAAGTTTTATCAGATCATTTAATTAACAAGATATTCCCTTAATAACTCAAATTTTAACCCCCCACCATAACGGCAGGGGGTTTGGTTATTACTTCCTTTTTTTACCGAGTAAGTATCTTCCATCTTGAAAGATAACATTCATCCCTTCACGTCTGAACACGCTTATTTGCGCACTCAGGCAGTTTGGATTGTTAAACTTCACGGTGTTCTGTGATACTTTCTTTCCGGCCACTAATAGGCTGCGGAGCTTTTCTGCTTTGCTTTTTGTTTTCATTGTTTGTTTTTTTGTTGGTATTTGTTTTTAATTTCTACAAGTTCTTCCCTTGTGTACTTGTAGTTCTTTTTTTCATTTGACAGAGATTCTAACTTTTCCAGATATTCAAGACCGTATCTATTAATCAATCCTTTACGATATTCTAATAAATTTCCGTGTAAAAAAACATTACACTTTTCACAGGATGAGTGGCAGTTAGCTTCATTAAAGATCAATCCAGAGTAGATTCCCGCTGCAAAATAATGGCTCGCATGCGTTCCATTCTGCTTCAGAAAAGCTCCGCATGAAATACAAGTCTGTCCGGAATCCCGCTTCCTTATCCACTTTTGAAACTCTTTTTTTGCTTCTGCTTCGAAGTCGCTGAGAGTTTTCATTTTTTGCTTTTGTTCTCTTTTCCATTTGCTTAATTCTTTTTTTTCCTGCCTTGCTTGATTCTCAATCTGTTGTTGAATGAAATTTTTTACCTCCTTTGGATGAGCAAGATTGTATTCTAAAGAGCAGTTAACCGAGCAGACCTTTGCGCCTATTTTGTATACCGGTTTCCCGCACATCTTGCATTCTTTTAGGTTGCGCTTCATTCAAGCATCTCCTTATATTGTTCAATCAATCGCTCCATCTCTGCTGAGTAAAATTGCTCAAACTCCTGGTTGATTCCCTGCTGCTCATGTATTCTGAACATTACGCTTCTCAATCTTTGTGCAGGTGTCTTGGCTTTTTTACCTCCGGACATCTTTGTAGCTTCAACCAGACTTTCCTCTATGGGGCTGATATTTCCGTCCGTGATTAGAATCTTTGTGAACTTGTTAGTTAGGGAAAAGAGATCAGCAACTTGGTTTTTATCAATCTCCTGCGTTCCAATGACTATCTTGAAAGACCCATCTGACCGAGTGCTAATCCCTTCTACAACTGCCCCTAATACTATCTTGCTCATTTGATTTGCAGATTCTGGTTAACTTGAATATGCGCTCCGATTATCAATTCTCCAGCTTTGATAGCTGATTTAAGTTTAACCTTATCCGGCTGAGTTGTGGTCTTGGTGACCATGTATTCTGCAGGAATAGAATCCACATCATCAATCTCTACTGATTCAGAAGCTCTGAAGGATATCTTTAGGAGCGGAGATTCAATCTTGTCAACCTCGAATAGTTGCATTGCCATTGTCAGGTTATTTTTTAAATATTCGATACTTTTTGTGCGGGATTTTTTTAGGTCAGTAAGACGATCAATCTCGGCATCAATTATCGAACATTCTGAAGTTAGTTGTT